GCAAGCCAGATCCAAAAATACCACTGCCACTGGCAGTCATATTTCCAGTAAAGGTTGAGTTGAAGTTAAATGTATTAGCGCTAAGAACATTAAAGTTTGCGGTTCCACCATTAAAAGTATTACCGGTAATTGTGTTACCAGAGAGATTAGTAAATACTCCGGATATACCTGTAACCACCGAGAATTGAGCTGCGGTTCCTGTAATTGTTGTACCGCTTAAAAGACCAGTGACTTGTACACCTGATTCAAAATAAGAATTACCAGAGACAATTAAGTCGCCGCTGTATACAACAAAATCACCACCTACATAACCCGCGCCACTGGCAACAACCCAGGCCGTTGTTCCGTCTGCATTGGTTGATAAGATATAACCCGCAGTTCCAATTGTGGTTGGGAAAGAGAACAGACCCCTGGGGCGAACATCTCCAGAGCCACTGACAAACGTTACGCCACCAGCGATGAATTGAGAGCCTGAAACTGTGGTAAAGACACCTGTTGTGCCCTGGACCACGTTGCCAGTGATTGTTTGTCCAGATAAACGGGAAGTGAAGACACCACTGACTCCACTGATTAACGCACCAGAAAGAGACGATGTGAAGATTCCTGTTTGACCGCTGATCGTCGTGCCGCTGATATTGACGCCATAGATGTTGTCGCCACTGATGACTTGGCCAGTGATGCCACTTGCTCGAATACTGTCACCAGTAATTGCAGCACCACTAAAGTTTGTTGCCGTTGCATTAACTAGTGCTGTATTAGTTGCCTGTAAAGAAGTAAAAGAACCGTTATTTCCGTTGACGTTGACACCAAGAATTGAGGTGCCTGTAATTGTTACACCGCTGATTAAACCAGTACTTACAATACCGCTGGTTACAAAGTTATTAATAAATGCAGTACCTGAGACATTCAGGTCGTGCTGCAGGGTTGCATTGCCAGATACGTTAAGCGTTCCACCAACAACCAAATTGTTGGTAATGGTGCCGCCAGTGAGTTGTAGATAGTAATTATTTAAATAAGCCTTATGTTCTGCGACAGTAAATTTCTTATTCTTTAAACCCGGATCAACCTCGGAAACATCAACTACAGTAAATAGGTCGGCATCATCGATGTCGACCGAAGTAATGGCTGGTAATTCAGTGATCCGCCTGTTGGCCACGTATACGCCAGCAAACCTTATAACTAAAATTATAGTTTAGGTTTGCCGTATTTTATTTTACCTTTATCTCGATCTGCGGCAAGAAACGGGAACCAAATCCCCATAAAGCTTGCACGCCAGTTACGAGGCCACACGCCAATAAAATCACAAGCAACAGCTCTGCAACAGTGAAGTTACGCCTCAGGTAAATAATCTGAGGTTGCTGAGGCTGAGTAATCGACGGACGCATGGATGGGGGAGGTTCAACCAGGCGTTGAGGCTGTGGTTCAGCAGCGGCTTGAGCAATGGCACGCTCCCTGGCTACGGCCTTAAGCATCTCGATTTGCTCAGCCGATAGCTTGACTGGTTGCTGAAATGCTGTTGGGATATTGTCTTGGACTTGTTCGTCCATGGTCATAACAACTCTTGTTCAAATACATTAGCATTTAACCAAAACAGTTGAGCTATGTCTTACGGAATTCGCAAAGGCCTGGAGGATGTTGCGCAAGAACTTAAAGGAATTCGCAACATTCTCTCCAGCATGTGGGCCTTGCAAAAAGGTGCGGACGATAAGGGGGCGACAAACCCCGAGGTCTACGCCGACGAATATATCTCAACAGATGAGTGTGCCAGGCGACTGTCTGTCTCCGATCAAACAATCCGTAATTGGATTGCGATTGGCAAAAACAGCACCAGGATGGGCGGATGGGTGGAAGGAATTCATTACGTCAACATCGACCCTGGAACCAATAGGAAGAGCAAAATCCGCGTGCCTTGGAATCACCTGGTGCGATCCTTTGCCAAAAATCCTGAGACAGCCTTAAGCAATTATAAGGAAACCGACCACAGCAGCTACAGAGTAAATAAGTACTCCATTGATGCTTACTTAAACGAACTAGAGCAGAGCCAAGATGCAGAAGAAGAGAATACCACTGGCTCATAGATTTGAAAGCTTCTCAATCGAGGAGGTAACGATCTGCAATTACCAGGAGATCCTACCGGTCTCTCTGGCTTTGCAGGTGGAATGCTTCATGCCACCAGAAGGATCTTTTGATGACGAATGCCTGCGTCGTTACCTTGAGATCATTCGGAATTACGAGGAAGAAGACGTTAACTCGAACATGACTCTCGCGAACCGTCTTCGTGTCGCATTCAGGGATATGAAGCCGGATACTATTTGTAGTAAATTCCCAGCAGCAGAGCTTCCTCTTAAGCGCAGGCTGCGTTGCGTAGCTGAGTATCTGATTCGTTCCGGCGAGTTCGACAAATTACGGGACGAAAAAGGTAAACTGATTAAGAAACGTGGAGTCCTTGGCAAGCTTGTGGTCATCTACCAACCACTACCAAAACTCCAAGAAGTATTACAAAAGCAAGGATTGACATCCAATGAATAGAAGGGAAAAGCTCATTGCCCAGGCACTTGGTCCCGATATCGATGACACCAGGGTCAGGATGCTGGACGCAACTATGCGCCTAATCCTTGGTGATATGGGTGAGCACTACTTCAAAATGTGGGAGGCTGAGGGGCCAGGTGTGATGGTTTTTCAACCAAAAAACAAAGAGCGTTCAATGTTCTTCTGGACACTCAAAGAGATTCACTCAGCCCAAGAGGAGTGTGAGCGTTCGAACGATGGGGACTTAGCCGAGAGCTTCCGTCGTATTCTTTCGGCGGCACAGAAGATTGACCCAACAGAAAAAGCTGGATACGTTATCAATGATGATGAGGGTATCCGGTATTTTGAAATTGACTATAACAAAGCAACTGATTCGTAATGGCAATTACCAAAAGCGGCATGCGCCGTGAGGATCTGGAGCTTATTACCAATGCAGATCTTGTTGCAGCTGCACATGGTTTGATGGGTCACATCGACTTAGATGTGGCCAGCTCTGAATTAGCCAATGAGTATGTCAATGCAAAAAACTTTTTTACACCCACTGATGATGGTCTGAACGATCAACAGTGGTTCGGAAAGGTTTACTTATTTCCGCCCAGTGGAACTTACTTCTGGGATAAGGCGAATGAACGATGGAAAATGACACGGGCTTGCTCCCCAACCTTGACATCGTCCCATGCAGTTTGGTTTCGGCGCCTATTCAAAGCCTGGTACCACAACGAAATTGAAGAAGGACTTTATTTTTCCAACTGTCCTGACATGTTTCGTTACGAACAGCGGCTCTTTGATTTCCCAGTGTGCATTTTACGTACTGTGCCAACACTTGTTGCAAGAACAAACGAGGGCATTAAGAAGCACAATACCTGTACTTCATTCCTAGTTTATCTGCAGCCCAAGGAAAATATCGGTGAAGCAACCGAGAGATTTATCGACATTTACTCCGAAAAAGGCCGTGTTCTTTACTGAATCACTTATATTGAAAAAGCTTCAAAGGGTTTATGAGCGTTCTCTGCGATAAAGAAATCCGCCGTCTTGCGGAAGAAGATGAGATGATTGTTCCGTTCCAGGATCATCTCGTTAGCAAAGAAGATGGCCGTCGTATTCTCAGCTATGGACTGAGCTCCTATGGATACGACATTCGTTTATCGCCAGAGCAATGCCTGATCTTTGGGCGTATCTCAGAAGGAGAGTGTGATCCAAAGGATTTCAAGCCTGAAATCTTAACAAAAGCTGAACTTTTGGAAGACGAGAAGGGTAAGTATTTCCTTCTACCGCCTTATGGATACTGCCTCGGAGTTGCACGTGAGCGACTGAAGCTACCGCGTGATGTGACTGTGGTTGCCGTTGGCAAATCTACGTATGCCAGGTCGGGAATCCTGGTTAATATCACGCCTGCCGAAAGTGGCTGGGAGGGATACCTGACGCTTGAGATTAGCAACTGCACGGGATTATTCAACCGCATCTACGCAGATGAAGGTGTTACCCAACTCCTTTTCTATCGCGGTAATCCTTGCGAGGTCAGCTACCAGGATCGTAAGGGTAAGTATCAGAACCAGGCCCCTGAAGTTGTGTTCAGCAAAGTCTGATCAACCGAAACCATCCAGGAAGTTGTAGGCACGGCCAGTGCGTGGCTGAGGTTTGTCGGGGTAGTTCACACTGCCCCTGGCACCTGGTGCATCACCCAAGCTTGGCAATGTTACACCACGGCGGGATGCTTCTTGCCTGCTGACGGTATTACCAATGATTGGATACTTCGTATCTGATTGGGAACGATATTTATTTGCAACTCTTGATGCGCTGAGGAATCTGGCTACACGATTCTGCTGTACAGCATTTTCTGTATCAGCGGCTGCTGCAGTATTTCTCTCTTGTGGATCTAATCGACGAAGGTCAACATCGTATTGACGTTCTGGTGTCAGATCGCTGACTTCACCACCGGAAGAACCAGAGTCTTGCCTTGGGTCGTACTGAAGACGACCACGAAAACCAACCGGGGTATTTACCGGTTCGTTGATGTTTTCGCGACGTGGGTTATAGAATCTTGCCATGTTAATATTGTAATCGAGGCAATTTAGGCCAGGATATTCTCATGCATAGCTCTGCTGATTACCGCGACGGTCTCGGTCAAAACATCATTGACGAAGTAATGTGCCGGTGTCTGAACCAGGCAACATTCGGTACTCAACTCGACAACGAAGAAAATGATGTGCCATTATATGATCAGTACAATCGCGGATTGACGTTATGCGAGGACGGAATTCCAAGGCGGAGCCTGGAGATCGAGGGGGCACGGCCTGGAATGACGGGATTTATTCCGTCGATGGAGGAAGCAATGGAGATGTACCCAGCTTCATCGCCACGACCGAAGACGATGATGATGGACTTGGGCGAGGCACCAGGAATGGAAATGATGCTGTCGCAGAAAAGGCGTGGTTTGCTCCGGTAGATGATACCGCTTTTTCTGTAAACAATGCTGCTTTCGATTTTTCTATCTTCCCTGGATTCTCGTCTGAATGTAAGGACGGTGTATGCCCAGTGCCCTGGGCCGTCAAGGAAGAAGCACCCTTGGTTCAATCGGACCAGGTGAATCATCCTCCGCACTATACCGATGGCGGCATTGAATGCATTGAAGCAATTGAAGCTGCATTAACCGATGAAGAATTCCGTGGCTACTGCAAGGGAAATCTGATTAAATATGGCTGGCGCGAACGCATGAAAGGCGGCACTGAGTCATTAAAAAAGGCCCAGTGGTACCTGGACCGTATCATTCAATTTGACGAAGCTCAAAACGGCTGAAGTTCATCGTCGTCGTCATCGTCATCAATAAGACATGCGGCGGCGAGTTCTGCTAGTTCTAAGTCGGTGGGAATGTCAAATTCAATATTGACATTCTCATCAGCCATTAAAGATTTAACGGCGTACCATTCCATCAGGCGTTGGTGGTACAGATTCAAGAGTGCGGCATATAGTTGCTCCCATGTCATCTCTTGCGCCTGAAGCTCTGCTTTGCGCATTGAGAATTGAAGCTCTAAAGGAAGCTCAAATTGGTGTGGTTCAACCGATCTGTCCATTCCTGGTTTCATACTTCAATTGAAACTATTCTAAGACTAAATGTCACAGATGCCTTGGAGGCCAAATTCTTCGTACTCGGAAGCGCACCAGGGATCCTCATCGATTTTGAAACAGTTGGCAAATTCAGAAAGCGTATAAGGATTGATGGATTCTTCTAGCATACGGATCGCTCGTACCTGGTGTGGCGCTGCGCTGTAGTTACGGAACGCCGTTAAGAGAATCTCGGTTGAGATCCAGGGATTGTCATTGACCTGACGTAGGAAAAGATTGACCTCTTCTTGTCTGCGATGCAGAAGTGCACCAACCATTTTGTGGTCTTGATCAAAGACCCACTTGGGAAGCTCTTGACTTGCTGCCCGCCAATCTTCCTGTTCGAGGCAATCGATAATATTGCTGTACAGAAAAGAGTTCCAACCTACGGAGTGGACAAAAGAAAGCAGGGCCTGATGCATCGAATCATCAAGGCCCAGGTTTAGTTTCTTCAGCTCAGTATCCAGTACCTCTAACTCGTGGTACAGATACTCCAGCGCTTTGCGTTTGGTGCAGAGATGACCGCTTCTTACCGGGGAACCGTCTGGGTAAAACTGTGTGCCATAACCAATAGTGTATGGTTCGCCTCCAGTATTTGGATCTGGGTAAGCCTTCTCGTTATACCCTTCGTACTTTCTGATTAATTCAATTGCGGCAGAAAAATCAGACATGGGGGCAACTATTATTACCCCCAATCATACATAAAAATTACTTACCTTGTCCCCTCATCTTCTTGCGACCGTGATTAGGAAGCGAGTGCATTCCCTGGCCCTGACGTGTTTTTTTGGGCTTCGATTCGACTTTGGTGGAGCTGGAGGATTTGGGTTTTGCCATGCTGGTAACGGATCAGCCTAAGCAGCTTAGCGGGAAAATCACCATTTGACTCGATGCGACCAGTAACGTGCTGACATCTTGTCCGGATTAGGGTCTTGGGCGTTGTGACGTGCGTAATAAGACTTCTTCCGTGCCTTGTCCTTGGCAGTCTTGGGGTTCTTGCCGGCACCTTTTACGCCTTGCTGGCCAAAACGTATGATCTTCTCTTCTCCCCCCTGGCAAGCTTTGACGATATGAGATTTGGTTTTATGACCAGGGGTTCGCTGAGGTTTGTTACACTTCATCTTATCCTTCTGATACCGCTTGGCAGCTGCAACTGCTTTCTTCGGTTTGTCTGCCATAGCTAATCGGTACTAAAGAATGTTTTCTATCTTCTTCCCAATGCAATAACTGGAAAGGATCCTGATCAATCCATCTTTCAATTCTATTTAACCTAGCTTTAGAGAAAAAGTCTTGGTTCATATACCATTCGTGCAATTTGTACGATGCCTTCGAAGCATTGCAACGACGGCAGGCGGGAACAAGGTTCTTACGTGTAGTCTCACCTGATTTATGCCTTGGCACCACATGGTCTAAGCTTGTTGCACTTTCGCCGCAATAAGCGCATTCGTGGTTCCAGGATTTGTATATCTCATCTCTAAACCTTTTCTTTGCTAACTTTGGAGTGACTTCAACGAGTAGGGCAATGGGCTCATGCTCGCTGTAATACATGCTCTTTGGTTGCCGTTAACTTATTCTAATTTCCTTAAGCTTTACAGTTCTTAACGCAAGTCTTAAAAAACTATGAATGCCATTGACTACCGGCCCTGAGCCGTTACCGTACAGGAGTTGTTCACCCTGACGCTCAAGTCATGGCTCAAAACACAGGCTGGGTCTCGGTCGCCCGCGCAGAAAAACTCCTTGGGATTGATCGCAAGGAACTCTTTCGTATGCGAGACAACGGTACCCTAAAGCTCGGTCCACACTTCGCTGCTTTCCCAGAGACCCGATCCAGGGATGGTTATCGCTGGAACGTGAACGCTGTCAGAAAGCACCTGCGTAAGCAGGAGATGATGGCTGATGCTGCCTGATTGACTTGTAATGCTGCTTTCGTAGCCTATGAGCCAAAATTAAATCCGTGACATTGACTCCAACGCCCTCATGGGCCATGAGTCGATACAACTGGGAGGTAAGAGCTGGGATACGGTCTTGCATGTCGCAAGGCCGTTTTTTCTGTAGTTCAAAAAGGAATACCCACTGTGGGTGTAGTGGGCGGATCGGACGCTTTTTGTTCTTGAGGACCAAGGCGCCGTCTTCTCCCCATTCAAAAGAATGAAGATCTTCTGGCTTGACGCCATAGGTGGCAATCATACCAAACAACCAGGCGACAGTCTTCTGGCTGCGTTGGCAGTTCAACTGGAAAAAGTCGTCAACAATCCTCTGGTCAACAGGGATGGGCTGAGTCATGGTTTAACAGTCCCGTGACCAGAACCTAGGAATGGTACCTCACGGGGTGAGTTTTCTTAAGGAATTCCTAACAAGTCTCGTGAGACTTAAGATAAGTATACCTTATTAAGGATTATCGGAGGGTTTGTATTTATTACCGTTTTTATCAATCATTGTAAAACCATCCATCACAATCATGTCAGACGGCATATTAAACAACTTCTGCATCATTGGCATCATCATTGGACTTTGCATGTTGTAAGGCGGCACATCCATCATTGAAAGGGAATTAGTCGTCGTTAGAAATGAAGCTATCTCTTTCTGTTGCTTTTCGTTTGTGTTGACCAGTTTTTGTTCCCATGCCGCCATGCTGCCTACTTCGACAGGAAAATCTGATGGCTCTGGCGGAAATGTATCATCTTTAAATTTAAGAGCGTAAATATGTTTGCAATATCTCATCTCGTCCAGCACTGGAGTCCAGTTGTCAGTAATTGAAGTAATCACACCTTGCTCCGTTGAATAGTCATTGAAGCTTGGCATACCTTCTGGGATCGATCCAGGTATGGCTGGATTTGGTGTGCTGCGTTTATAGGTGGAGCCAAAGTCGACATAGACACCAGGGTTATCTCTAGTCGAGTCTTCTCGGACAGTGTTCAAATAGGAGCCAGAGGCACCGACTACAAATCCTGATGGGGCATAAACATCCATTTTTCGGTTGACACCTGCTGAAGTCATGGCGTTGTTGTCTACAAATCCGCTGAGAGTAATGACTTCATGGCGGCCAGGCTTTACATAAGACAGGCGATTACGCGGGAAGAACTTGCGATCACTCGCTGCTGGGTTCATCAAGAAAGCGTAGTCACGATGCGTGAAGTCTTGACAAGAACAACAGAATCTAGATCCGGTAACTAAATACCGACCAACCGTAAAACTTGCGTTGGATGGTGTGATGTATTCCTTGTCGGGTGTAACGCGAACAGATCCCGCTTTTTTAAAAGTTAAAATCCCAGTGTCTTCGTTAATGTCAGTTAAAACTGCTTGTAAATAACCATACCTTTTTTGTGTTACTGGATTAATCGTATCTTTATCAATAAGATCGCCGCCGACTGTTATCACACGGTCTTCCATGATCTCTGTGATCAGGGGTTTCAAACCATCTGGCTGACCAGAGACAGTAATGTAAAAAGGAGGTGGAAGCTTGTTAGATGGGCTCCAGGATCCAGCAAGTTTCACATACCAGTTTGTTTTATCTTCTGTAATTGATTCGATATAAAGCTTATTGCTGCTGACGGGGTCAACTGAATTATCGCTTCTGATTGATCCGGCTTTGCGCCATCCGGCCCAATGCATCCCCAACTCTTTACTAACCGTTGGGAAGCCCACAAAAGAACCAGATACAACAGGATTTAAATTTACAGGTGCACCTGTTGTATCTGGCGTTTGGTATTCGAAGGGGTATGAAAAATCATTGTCATAAAAGGACGCTGTTGCCAACTCAAAACCACGGCGCCAACGTGACCATGCTGATTCACGGTTGGCACTATAGATCGAATCAGGGACTGAACCCTTTGAAAACTCTGATTTAATTGGAGTTAAGCGAAAAGGATCCTTATCTTTTTCTTTTGTGAAAGAAGAGAAAGATCCAAAATTATTCTTTGAGTTTGCCACGACTCATCAGAACATTCCACCTTGTGCGTAAACATGCGCACCCGGGGTATAACCGGAAATATTGGGGCCTTCTGCAAAGACACCAACATAAATACGATCGCCTCGCTCCAGGTAAATACCCCGGTTTCTTAATGGGGCACCTGGACCTAGTCCACTTGAGTTTCCTGCAGGTGGCATCGGCACGGCCAATTGCGGCATCACGTCAGCGCACTCAACAATTCCACTATTTGCAGGAACTGTTTTGGCGAATAAAACGCGGTAGTCTCCACTGGCAGGAATTGGCGTGACTGTATTACGAGTCTGATAGAAGACAAACGTTACTGCGGGCTGGTAACCATAGTCAACGCCTTGGTATTGGAAACCACTGGTAGTACCACCGGAATAGTTCAGGGCCGTGTTAACGCCCGTCAAAGTGCCGGAACCTGTGTATGTGTAATAACCAACGCCACTTGCCGTTCCGTTCGTCAGCGGAGAAGTTGATTGAACGTAAACAATTTGACCGCTACGTAAAGAAACAACTGTTCCAGACGTGCCGCTATTAACTGTGTAATCTGCAGCACGATATTGATCGTTTCGAACAATTGTGATCGAGTCTACAACACCACCGTTGTTATTGTCTTCGCTGAGAGCAGCATCCATATCAACAAGAATGGATGGAGCCTGGCCGCCTTGGACAAAGATTGTATTGGAAGATTGACTGCCAACAGTCTGTGTCGTTACTCGTACCGAATCGAATAACGGACGATCAATAAATAGGGGCTGCTTGTTCGAGCTGGTCGATGACATGTGCGTTCTCGCTTGTTTAGCCTTTTTGCTAGACTTCTTGGGTTCCTTGGTTCTATTTTATCAGAACTGAGTCAGTGATTCCAAGAACTGTGTCCTTGGTGT